GCTTTAAGAGAGGGTGCTACTAAAGTTATTACACGTGATTTAAACGGTGCAGATATGTACAAGATTGAGGTTAGGAAATAATGACTATTACGGCTCAAAGATTATTAACAGAATTAGGCAAGAGAGCCTGGAGCGGTTTTAATGCTGATGATATGGAATTTGATAACGAAGATAGTTTACAAGCTCAAACAGAGCTTAATTTCGCTGTCAGATACCTTATAAACTTGCAAGACTTCCCATTTCGTAGCAAAGAATGGGAGCTTAATGCAGACAATGGCACAGAAACTTATTCAATGCCAGAGGGTCAAATAACTAACATCTACAATGCTGATACGTTGGAGAGTTTAGAGTTTATAGGCGATAATTCTGATTATAACAAAGAGCTAACAGGAGAGCCTACAGGCTACTGGGTTGAATATAACAACCCTAAACAAAAAATAAGATTATATCCTATTCCTGATGATAGTTATGTTTATAACGTTGTTTATAATCAATACAAGCCTATTATCGACAAGGCTGGGAAATTGAAAAAGTTTGAGTTTGAGAATGCAGAGGATTATATCAATATGCCTTCAAACTTAGAATATTTGTTTATGGATTGCCTTATTTTGCGTGCAATGATAACCAATAATAAAGATGAACAAGACGAAAACTATGCGCCAATGATAGCAGAGTTTAACGAAGCGTGGAAAGTATTCAAAAGAGCTTGTAAGCCAGCTAAATTAGATGTAAGGGTGGTATGGTAATGGCTACAGCAGTTGAACCTTTAATCGTTGAACAATTCAAAGGCATAAGAGAGTACAACGGCATAAATTCAGGCGGTGTACTTTCTGCTATAACTTGCGAAAATGTCGAATTAGTAAACTCCGAAATAGGTTCAAACACTGGTATTAAGACAATGGAAGGTAATACCGTAAAATATTCATTGCCCGAAGGTTATTCAATCAAAGGAATTTTCAACTCTAATCAAGAAGGTATAGATTATACTTTTATTTATGGAGAAAATGACAAAAAAGGGGTGTTATTTTATATAAACCTTGCAGATAAGCCCGAAATTCTTGTAGATAATTTGTCAAAAACGGGAAACTGCAATGGATTAACAATGACATCAAGTGCTTATGATGTTTTTGTGTTCACTAACGGAGTGGAAGTAAAGACGGTCTGTTTCACAGCTGACAGTGCTTATGGCGATACAGTAAAAACAATTAAAGCAACAGACTACCAAAAAAGGTCAATACACTGGTTATCTATGACTGCGTGGAATGGTTTCTTAGTTGTTGCAAGTGAATATGGTGTCCATTCTTCACACCAAAACGATATTTACACGTGGAACGAAAACCCTCAAGATATTGCAGATGCTTGGTATATTGATTTTTCCAAAAAAGTTACTGCAGTATTTGCTTTTACTGGGGGATTATACATATTTACTGATGATGATTGTTCGCTATTGACTGCAACTCCGAACGATACAACGAATTCATCAATGACGACATCAGCTGGGATAGGTTGTTTGTCTTATCAGTCAATAGTTAAGCACGACATCTATTTATTTTTCTATGATAACAACCAAAAAAATATTTACTATCTATCTGCTACAGATACAACTGGACAAGTAAAGCCTAATGGTCCAGTAGCAAAAGAAATTCAATCATTTTTCAGTAGGATAGAAACGTTTAGAATGTTTTCTTGCATATATTCAACACGCAATGAGATATGGTGTTTAGTTAATGATAGTGTGCTTATTTACGATTACACTCAGCAAGAGTGGACACAAAGAAACGAACAATCGATATGTACTTTGGTTTTGTCTGATAACACGGTAATCACTGGGGGAGATAGTGGGGATGTGTTTGTAGAAAATGTGAACAATGATTTTGCGGGGCAGTTCTTCCCTAGTGTTTATCAGACAACATACGTAAACTTAGGCTCAAATTCTAACCTTAAAAAACAAAAAACACCGTTATTATTGACACTTAACGGCAATTACACAAATGATTTTTATGTGCAACTAACCATAAACGGTAAAGAGAAAAACCCTAAACACGTTCAATTAAAAGAAAACGTAACGGCAAGATTTGCACCTGAAGATGATGATGTGGAAGCAAACGAGACTGAATGCTTTGACAGTGCATACTTCACCTTAGAGAAATCTTATAACAAAACCGTTGTGGAAATCTCTACACCGCAAACTTGGTATTCAATAAGTGTGAAACTATACACGGAGGAGTTAGGACAAGGTTTTTATATCCAATCTTTGGAACTCAAAAATATTAAGGTTAAAACTAAGACAAAAGGTAGATAATCAATGATTATTGACCACGTACGCAATAAAGAAGAATTAAAAAGGCTCTATTCTTCCCGACCTATGCCCAACCAGTACGATTTCAAATGGTTAATAAATAATCCGAATTTATTTTGCTTTTATGGCGAAAAAAAAGGAGATTTGAGAGGGTTTATAACAGTTCAGGAGGAGGAAGTGGAAGGTTTTAATGGCAAAGTTTTGACACTTTCTGGAACATCTGTTCGTGGAAATATGGCGGATAATATACAAGCTATAATTACAGTATGTAATGCGTTTGATGATGATATGTACTCATTAACACCATTAAAACACGCAGAACTCGTTTACAAAAATAGGTAACAATTTATTTGTGAGGTATAAAAATGGGAAAATCAAGCAAAGCACCGAACTATGCGACCGCAAGTTATGACACAGGTGGACTTTTCGGAAGTTCAACCACGGGGAAAAGCGGTACGACATATACACCAACAAGCGAAATCACAAGTGCTGGAAATACTGCGTGGAGTGGGTTAAACAGTACATTAAGCGGATTAGCAAGCACAGATTATTCTAATGACGCAAATTTTCAAGCATACCAAAACCAACTGAACAAAACCGCTAGCCAAAATTATGATACATCTGTATTATCTCAACTAGCAAACAGAGGTTTAATGCGTTCATCAGGGTTACAATCCGCTACAAATGCTTTTGCTGATACTTTGGCGGATAACACTACTGACTTATACGATAGTTACTATAACAGATTGTCTAACAATTTGAGTAATTACCAAAACGTGTTGAATAACTTGTATAACTACATTACTGGAGTAAATACAGGCTCTCAAAATAACGCAAATAACGTAAGTAGTTACAACCTAAATCAAGCACAAGCAAATGATAATAGCTCTTTGTGGAGTTCATTAGCAAATACTACTGGGAATGTTGCTAGCACGGCAATTTTAGCAAGTGATAAACGTGTTAAGAAAAACATTAAAAAAATAGGTGAGAAAAATGGCTACAACTGGTATGAGTTTGAATATAAAGAAGGCTACGGACTACCAACAGGCAAACAAGAAGGGGTAATAGCACAAGAAGTCGAAAAAATTAACCCTTCCGCAGTTGTTGAAATTAACGGAATAAAACACGTAGATTACTCAAAATTAAGTGAGGTAGCATAAATGGGATTATTTGATTACGGACAATACGAATTAGACCAACTCAACAATCCAAACGCAAGCAATGCTTACGGATATGGAACGATTAGCAACGGTATTAACAACAATATAAACAACTCTGAGTATGGAAGTATTGGAAACGTTGCAAACGATAGCATAACAGGCAATTTAGGCACCGATTACGGGGTCTTTGGGAATGAAGCAAACAATCAGATTACAAATGACACAGGTTCAAGCGGTTATGATTGGAAAGCCTTAGGTGCTAGCTTGTTAAAAGGAAGTAATCAAAGTGGAAATACTCAACTCCAACAAAAAACTTATAGATTTACTCCGCAAATGGCACAACCTAACTACATTAATACTCAAACAAATACAACACCTTCAAACTCAACAATATTAACGAAAAACAATCTTTATAACTACTTAACGAGGTAACAAAATGGCAACTTTAGGCGAATTATTGACAGGATTAGCAAATAAAAAACAGGGGTTATATGACTTATTGACAGGTCAAACGACAGGCGGAGCAAATGCGGTAGAATTACCACCTGTTGAGGGTCTTTACCCTGATGATTTAGAAAGTCCAAATTCCCCAAAAACTTTAAAAACAAATACAAAGTTATTAAAAAAGAAACAAGATATAGGCATAGAGCCTATTGTAATGAGTGAAAATGGAGATATCGACCAACAAGCGAGCTTAGCATTAGAAAATCACGTAAAACCACTAACAATTAAAGAAAGATTACTAGGTAGAACGTTGTCAAAAGATATTGAAGATACATCAAAATTTAATCCTGAAACTGGTGAGGGTGAATTAACAACAGGAAGAACATCTAATACTAGACCTGGATTATTGCAAGATATTGCAAGCGGTTATAACGAAAACAGAAGCACACCGATTTCTTTAGAAAACTTTGGACAAAATACTCTCGCAGACGGTAGAAATAAAGGTTTTGCATATAGATTAGGCGAGGGATTAGGCTCATTAGCAAGAATTGGAGAAAGTCCACTAGGTAGAGGTTTAATTACTGCTGGACTTGTTGGGGCAACAGGCGGAAGCGGATTAGAAGCTTTAGCTTATGGCGGACAGGCTGGAGTCCTTAACCAACAGAATAGAAGTGCCGACCAAATGTATAGAAATCAATTAAAAGATAATTACGGCTATTCAGAAGATGATTTAAATAAGGTTCACGGATATATTAACAAAGATACATTCAACAACCTGACAAAATCTCAAAATAGTGCAATGAACATAGCTATCAAACAGCAAACAACAGACTCAATGAACAGATTAAGAGAGTTACAAACAGAAAATTTGAGAATTAAAAACTCATATCTTCCTGAAAAAGAAAAAGCGGAACTACTTAAAAAGAATGCAGAAGCTCGATACGCAGAAGAGTATCAACTTGCAAGAATTAAGGCTCTTGAAAATTCTTATATTAACCCTTTGGGCTGGGCAACTTACGGCTTAAAAGCTGATGAATTCAAAGAAAAACAAAAACAAAATCAAGCAAAAATAGATGAACAACAAGCAGAAACAGAGTTGCTTAAATCTTTAGGTGGAGCAAGTCGAGCAAATAGTAACCCACTAGGCATATAACAGGTGAAAAAATGAATTATAATGAATTTGCGGAAAGAATTAAGGCGAAATATCCTGATTATAAAGATATGGATAACAAAGAGCTATCGGAAAGAGTGATAGCAAAATACCCTGTTTATAAAGAACAGGTTACTTTTGATAACGTTCAAGAACAACCAAAACAAACACAGGCAACACAACCACAACCGCAAACTGAAAATCAACCTGAAAAACCTGTTAATTATACAGAAGGGAAGCCATTAGAAGGCGGTTTAACGTACGATTACACCCCTGAATATAGCGAACTCTATAACGATTACAAGAACAACAAAATAAGCAAAGAACAACTTGTCGATTACTCAAAACAACGCTTAGAGCAAGATTATAAGGAAGCGGATAAACTCAAAAGGAATGAAGCTATACGTAACTGGGTAGGCGGTGGAATTGTAACCGCTGGAAATATTCCGCTACTTAATATGCCAGTAACTGGAGCTTTAGGCGGTGGTTTAGTCGGTATGGGTGAAGGAATTTTAAACCACGAAAACGCAAAAGACACTACAAAACGTGCATTAGGTTATGGACTTACAGGCTTAGCTTTAGGAAAACTTCCTAAAATTGGTCAATTCTTAGGAAAAACAAAAGTAGGTCAAGCTGTAGGTAACAAAGTGTCAGAATTAGGCGAAAAAGCTATAGGTGCTTTATCTGATAGTAAAGTCGGTTCAAAAATCTTAGAAGGTACAGAAAAACTAGGAAACGAACTAATAAAAGAACGACATCTAAAACCGTTACCACAAAAAGCACAGATTGCGGTTAATCCG